GCTCAACACCATTGGTGGCGACTGCGGTGCTCCCGTAATTTGCAATGAAACGACAATGTGTCGTAAAATTGCTGGGATCCACATCGCGGGCTCCATTGATGGTAGTTGTGCTTTTGCTCAGTCAGTGACACAGGCTGATCTTAATCGCGCTCTGGAAAGTATGTCCGGAGTTGTGAAAACGGATTTGGATTTGTTGCCAAACTTTGCTGTGCGTTCTGTTGCTTTGCAAATGAATGTGGAGATGGAAAGTGCCCAAGTTCTGGAAATGCTCCAGATGCCAGCACCTCTTTTCGGTTTTGTTGGCATGTGTTCACGACCACCTTTTGCCATGAACCAGACTGACATTATCCCTTCCGTAATCCACGGAGTTGTCCACAAGCCTACGACGAAACCTTGTATCATGCGTCACCGTGAGGTGAACATCATGAACAAGAATATCGCTAAGTGTTCTGTGAATACTCCGTATATTCCGGAGGGAGAAGTTGGTCAGGCCGTTGCGGAAGTGAAGTCACTCTTGTTGAGCGGTAAAGACTCACGACTGGCTCGTGTGCTGACTTTCGAGGAAGCCATAGCCGGGAGTGAGGATTCGCCCTTCCTAGGAGCTATCAACCGAGCCAGCTCAGCTGGATACCCTTGGGTTCTTGAACGCAAGGGTGGTACACACGGTAAGACTGGGTGGTTGGGAGGCGACCAAACTTACATCTTTGACGCTGATGTGAGGCGTGCTGTAAATAGCCGCATTGCAGAAGCAAAGAAGGGTGTTCGTATCCCGGTGGCGTGGACTGCCACTCTGAAAGATGAGAGGAGGCCAATTGAGAAGGTGAACGCTTTGAAGACTCGCGTGTTCGCCAACGGACCTATGGATTACACAATTGCAGTGCGTATGTACTTTCTCGGTTTTGTTGCCCATGTAATGGAAAACAGAATTGAAAATGAGCAATCGCTAGGTACTAATCCAGTCGGTTTTGACTGGACAGCCACTGCTAAGGTGTTGAGCCGTTTTGGTCCGAAGGTTTTCGCGGGAGACTTCTCTTCCTTCGATGGCACTCTGAACTCCTGCATACTGTCTCGCTTTGTTGACGTTGTGAATGCTTTCTATGATGATGGAGCTGAAAATGCTCTAATACGGGAAGTTCTGATGCTGGATGTTTACAACAGCGTGTGGATGTGTGAGGGCAAGTATATTGCTCT